ATGACCATTGGCATGAGATGGACCCCGGCACTGGACCACCGGTTAGTGACGTTGCGGCAGGCGGGAATGACCTGGCCGGCTTTGGCGGAGGCCATGGGGCTGGGACGCAATACGGTGATCGAACGCGGCCGCCGGATCGGCGCGCGGAATCTGCCGCGGCGGCGGCCGGTGGTTGAGGCCGAGGCGCTCGACCGGCCGCCGCGGCCGCCGGGGCACCCCGACAGCTGGGGCCTGATTACCGCCGGCACGGTGCTGGAGGGCAGCCCCTACCCTTTTCCGGTTTTCATGTGAAGGAACAAATCATGAATACAACGATGCGGCGCGAAGCCGAGGCGAGCCATGGCGAGGCGGTGCGGATTGACGCGGCGTTCGTGACGTACCGGCTGGAGGAGGCGGGGGCCACGCTGCTGGCGCTGCCGAGCACCGGGTTTTCAACGCGACTGCGCACCAGCAAGCTGGATGTGATGGCCTCCGCAGCGGAGAGCTTCGGACAAGCCGTATCGAATCGCATCCGGCCGCCGGTACCTTCCGCCTCGCGCATTACGCGCATGGACGAGGCGCTGGGGTGGATTACGCTGATACCGCAGGAGCGCTATGTGATCCGCAGGATCGTCGGGGCGCGGAGCCTGGTGAGCCCCATTACGGAGCGCCATCTGTTTTCGTGGCGGCGGCTGGGGCAGACGGTGGGGGCGGACCACAAGGCGGTGCAGCGATGGCATGCGCAGGGCATTGACATGCTGGTGGCCGCGATCGGCGCGATGAAACGGATGGAGCGGCGGACCGCCTGGCCGGCCAGTGCGTGACGGAGGTTCGGGCTATTGCGAGAGGCTGAGGGACACGGTGTAGCGGCAGCTTGGCGTTATATAGGTACCGTTGATCGTGCTGGACGTCAGCCGTGCGTCGAAGGTGAGGTGATAGGGTTTACGGTCGGCGCCAGGGGTATCCAGGCTGGCCGTGACCTTGCCATCAGGGGCGACCTGGCCGTCCAGGATCAGAACACCCTGGCGTGGCGTGAACTGGATGTAGCGGCCGTGGCGGATCAGGGCCGCGCGGCCTGGCGGATCGCAGGTGCCGGAGCTGGGGGTGAGATCGCCGGCGTAGGTGATCCGCTCCTCACCCGCGCAGGCGGACACAATCAGCAGCGTGATCAAGAGGATAGGGGCGTTTTGGGAAAATAAGTTTGATCTATGCATTTTTTCCTTGCCCGTCCGCCCCAACTTTCGGTATATAACACGCAATGATGGCGGTTTGCGCGCCGCGGCTGAGGCCGCGAGTGCTGGGCGACGACTGCTGGGGAGGCAGATTTTGGCCGATCCGACGTTACCGCTCGATATTCTGATGACGATCATGCGGAGCCGGTTCCGGGAGGGTGACTTCGACGGTGCCGCGGCCATTGCCAAGGCGGTGGCGCCGTTCGTGCACCCGAAGCCGAGGGAACGGGCGGTGACCGGCAGGATCGACATGTTGAGGGATCATCAGCTTGTCGAACTCTGCCGGGGTGGCGTGGCGCGAGCGGGCGCTGAGACGGACGATCCGACGTAGCCTGGCGGCCTGGTCACGGCTTATTCTCGAAGAGGTGGACCAGGCGCCAGCAGCGCATCATCTGGCCATCATTTCGGCCTTGGAGGCGGTCGCGGAGGGCCGGACCCGCCGGCTGCTGCTGCTGCTGCCGCCTGGCTCGGCGAAGAGCACCTATGCCAGCGTGCTGTTTCCGGCCTGGTGGATGGCGCGCCATCGCCGCGGGGCGGTGATCGCGGCCAGCCATACGGCAAGCCTGGCGGAGCATTTCGGCCGGCGCGTGCGCGGATTGCTGACGGACCACAGCGCCAGGCTGGACGTGACATTGCGGGCCGATACGCATGCCGCCGGGCGTTTCGCGACGGCGGCGGGGGGCGAGTATTTCGCGATTGGCGTGCGCGGGGCGGTGACCGGCCGGCGCGCGGACCTGGCGTTGATCGACGACCCGATCGCGTCCTTTGCCGATGCGGCAAGCCGGGCCGCGCGCGACCGTTTATGGGATTGGTTTCGGACCGAACTGGTGACGCGATTGAAGCCGAACGCGGCCATTGTTGTGGCGATGACGCGCTGGCACTGCGATGACCTGGCCGGGCGGTTGCTTGAACAGCCGGGTTGGACGGTGCTGCGGCTGCCCGCGCTGGCGGAGGATGACGATCCGCTCGGCCGCGACCCGGGCGATGCGCTTTGGCCGGGGTGGGAAGACCGGGCGGCGTTGCTGGCCAAACGGGAGACGCTGGGCGAGTCGAGCTTTGCGGCGATGTATCAGCAGGCGCCGCTGCCCGAGACCGGCACGCTGTTCGATGTGAGCCAGCTGGCGGTGGTGGATACCGCGCCGGCTGGGCCGGCGGTGCGGGGCTGGGACCTGGCGTGCAGCACCAGGGTGGAAAACGACCCGGACTGGACTGTTGGGGTATTGCTGGCGCGCGATGGGCCGAACCGGTTTGTGATCGATGACGTGAGGCGCGCGCGGGTGGGTCCGGAGGCGCTGGACGGATTTATTCTGGACGTGGCGCGGCAGGACGGCGCGGAGGTGAGGATCAGCCTGCCCCGTGATCCGGGCCAGGCATCAGGCTATCAGATCATGAACCTGGTTGGCGCACTCGCCGGGTATACGGTGCATGCGAGTGCCGAGACCGGATCAAAGCCGGCACGGGCGGGCGGGATCGCATCGCAGGTCGCAGCGGGGCGGGTGAGATTGCGGCGCGGCCCGTGGAATCGCGATTTTCTGGAGGAGCTCGCCCGGTTTCCGCATGGTCGCAAGGACGACCAGGTGGATGCTCTGGCGAGGGCTTTCGCGTTGTTGGCGCCGGTGGACAAGCCTGCCCGTTTCGTCCCGCTGCCCATCATGGGCCGGTAATGCAGGCCGCAAACGTATTTTTGGTTTTTTTCACAAACGACATGCTTTTTTTCGTGGGGAATAGATGTACGCCACGATATGCGAACTCGTGCCCTGGGACCGGGATTTCCCCGACCGCACGCGACGGCTGCTGCTGCTGCAGCTCGTACTTCGCGGCGAGTTATACGATTTTCTGCCTTATGCATTCCACGATGAAAAGACCTCCGGCGGAGAGTATATTCCGCTACGCAAGCGCCGGCCATCGGTGCGTTACGGCATGCCGCGGGTGGTGGTGGAAGACAGCGTGGCGCTGCTGTTCAGCGAGGGCCATTTTCCGGCGATCGAATCATCTGATGGGCGGGTTCGCGACGCAGTGGCGGCGCTGGCCCGCGACACAAGGCTGAATGCCGTGATGATCGATGCGGCGCTGCGGGGCAGCGTTGGCTCGGTGGCGATCTTGATGCGGGTGTTGCGGGGTCGGGTGTTCCTGGATGTGCTCGATACGGCCTATTTGACGCCGGAATGGGATCCGACGGCGCCGGATACGCTGTTGCGGGTGACCGAGCGCACGAAGGTGACGGGTGCTGCGCTGCTGGCGCAGGGTTACGATATCGACGAGGCGGATGGTCAGTTCTGGTTCGTGCGCGAGTGGGACGCGGAGCAGGAGAACTGGTTCGTGCCTACGAAATTGGGTGAGGCGCAGCCGCGCCTGATCGATGAGGCCAGAAGCATACGCCACGGCCTTGGGTTTGTGCCAGTGGTTTGGATCAAGAACCTGCCGGGTGGCGACACGGTGGACGGCGCCTGTACGTTCCGGCCGGCGATTGAGACCTCGATCGAGATTGATTACCAGTTGAGCCAGGCTGGACGGGGCCTGAAATATAGCAGCGATCCTACCTTGCTGATTCGCGAACCGGCTGGTGTGGAAGGTCCGATGATACGCGGGGCTGCGAATGCTCTGGTGGTGAGCGAGAAAGGCGATGCGAGGCTGCTGGAAATCGGCGGCACGGCGGCGCAGGCGGTGGTGGATTACGTTCGGGTGTTGCGCGAATTGGCGCTGGAGAGCGTGCATGGCAACCGCGCCGATGCCAGCCGGCTGACGGTGCCGGCGAGCGGCCGGGCCTTGGAGCTGATGAACCAGGGTTTGCTCTGGCTGGCCGATAATTTGCGCATCAGCTACGGCGAAGGCGGGCTGCTGCCGCTGGTTCGGATGATGCTGCGTGCCAGCGAGGTGTTTCCGCTGGTGGTGGGCGGTGCCCCGCTGCCGAGCCTGGATGCACGGGCGCCGCTGAATTTGCGCTGGCCGGATTGGTATCCGCCGGATGCCGCGGACCGGCAAAGCGACGCGGCCACCATCGTGTCTCTGGTGCAGGCCGGAATGCTGTCGCGCGAGACGGGGCTGCGGGTATTGGCGCCGGATTACGACATTGCTGATGCCGGCGACGAGCTCGGGCGCATTTCAAGCTGAGGGGGCAGCATGGCCGAGGACGATACGGGTGACGACGCGGGGCATGAACTGGACGCGTTGCGGGCGCAGAATCAGGCGCTGGAGACCAGCCTTCGGGAGCTACGCGAGGGCAGCGACAGGCGGATCATCCAGGCTGAGCTTCGTCATGAGGCAACGCGGCGCGGCATGATCGACCTGGACGGGCTGAAACTGATCGATAGCGATGCGATCCGCATCGATCCGGATGGAACGGTGCACGGCGTGGCGCCGGCCATGACGAAGCTGCGGCGGGACAAGCCGTGGCTGTTTGGCGCCGCCAATTCCAGCAGCGTCGCCGGCGTGCCTGAGACCGCACCTTCGCGCACGAAGCTGGCGACGGAAATGACGCTGGCGGAATGGCGGGCGGCGCGTGCGGCGCTGCTGCGCAGGAGCTGATCGAGCCGCATGGCGCGGCTGGGAGGGGTGCCGAGACGGCGCGCCTTCCTTGATTGGCTTTCGACATTTTTGACCACTTCGCGGCTGTGGCGCGGGCCCTGCCGGCTACTTCTTCATGGGGGCGTTCATGGGTATTGACAGTTTTCCGCTCGCGCTGCAGCCGATCATCCAGCAGGGGTTTCTGGAGCGCGAGTTCCAGCAGGCGCTGCGCTCCCGGCTGGGCTACCGGGCCTGTGCGGATCGGGAGGAGTTCGCGGTTGGCATTGGCGAGACGCTGACGAAAACCCGGGCCGGATTACGTCCGGCCGTGACGACACCGCTCGCCGGGGCGCAAAATACCAATCTGGATAACGGGCTGACGGCCGGGACCTGGGGTGTCGAGCAATACACCATTACGCTGAACAACTACGCTTCCACCATGGATCTGAACATGGTGACGAGCCGGGTCGGGATTGCGAGCCAGTTCCTGCAGAACGCCTATGCCAATGGCGAGCAGGCGGCGCGCAGCCTGGACGACCTGGCGCGGAATGCGTTATTCGGGCCATATTTCGGCGGCAATACGCGGGTGCGGGTAACGCTTGGGTCCGCCGGGCCCGCGGTGAGCGTGGATGATATCCGCGGATTCCAGAATGCCTTCGTCTATGGCGTGCAGCAGCCGGTTTCGACAACCAACCCGCTGACGGTGACGATCGGTTCCAATGTGTATACCCTGATCGGGACCTCCGCCGATAGCACCAATGTTTCGACCACGCCGGGCGGCATTTCGGGGATTTTGACGCTGTCCGGGAACGTGACGGTGAGCGATGGTACGGCGAATAACACGGTGCAGGCGGCCACCGCATCTTTGATCCTGCGGCCGAATGGGCGCACGAATACCAGCCAGATCATCAGCACTGACACCTTGGCCATGAGCAATATTCTGGATGCCGTGGCGAATCTGCGGCTGAATGCGGTGCCCGATATCGAGGGGTCGTATAATTGCTACCTTGATCCGATCAGCGCGCGGCAGTTATTCGCTGATCAGGATTTCCAGCGCCTGTTCATCGGTTTGACGTCGGCCAACGAGGTGTTCAAGCCGGGCCAGGGTGTGGTGAATGAGTTCCTGGGCCTGCGGTTCGTGCTGACCAACGAGGCGTTTGTGCAAGCCTCCACCTCCGTGCCTGGGGCGATGATCCGGCGGCCGATCGTGGTTGGGCAAGGCGCGCTGATCGAAGGCGACTTCGCGGGCATGGCGGCGGAGGACGTGGCGCCGGCGGATTCGATCATCTCCATGGTGGATAATGTCTGCATGGTGACGCGGGAGCCGATCGACCGGCTGCAGCAGATCATCGCGCAATCCTGGTATTGGATCGGCGGGTTCTGCGCGCCTTCCGATACCACCACGACGAACCTGACGGTGGCGACGGCAACCAACGCCAGTTTCAAGCGCGCCGTGATGATCGAGCATATCGGGTAATGCCCGGGCCGGCGAGGCCTGCTTTAGCCCCTGGCGCGGAGTTGCGATGTTCACCGATCAGCAGAAGACCGATATCCGGCGGTTTTGCGGCTATCCTGCTTATGGCGCGGGCGCCGCGGGCAATATGGGCTGGCGGTTCTTTACCGCCTATGGCGCGCTGGAATACCGGATGAACAATCTGTCGCCCAACGAAATGGCGGTGGTTGCGACATATCTGGCGACGCTGAACCAGCTGGAGCAGGCGGTGCCGGGTGCGAGCGAGAACCTCGATAGCGATGCCGCCGCGTCGTGGCGGCATAACAGCAACGAGGTTGCCGACCGGCTGCGGCTGTTAGATAGCTGGCGGCGTCGCCTGTGCGCGTTCATGGGCGTGCCGCCTGGAGAGGGGCTGGGCCAGGGCGGCCTGAGCCTGGTGGTATAATGGACGGGCCGGCGCTTCAGAACCTGATCAGCAAGGGCTGGGGGGTTGCAGCACGGCGCCTGGGAACGCCATTCGTGGTGCTGCGGCCGCAAGGGATTTCCAATCCGCTGGCGACGTTGAACCGGATCATCAAGCTCAATGCGGTGTTCAACGCCGAGGATGAGAGCTTTCGCCGCGTGGCCGGCTACGGGGACGCGGTTTGGTGGGGGGTGTTCGATTCGCTCTACACCCGGCCCGGCGATTACATGTCGGGCTTTGATCAATGCGCCAACGCGGTGGTGTATTTCATTTCGGCGCAGCGGCCGCTGCTGCCCGCGCAATGCGTGAAGACCAATCGCGTGGTGAATGTGCTGCGGCCCCCTGCCCCGGCTTCGGGCGGGTATGGCGGCATGGTGCTCGAGACCGCCGTGCCCGTGATCGATGGATGGCCGGCGAGTATTCTGACGCAGGTCGCACGGGTTTCGGGCGTGCTGCCGGAATCGCGGTTCGGCAACTGGACGCTGCTGCTGCCGCAATTGCCCGCCGCGATACTGGTCGGTGATATCGTGACGGACGATACGGGACGCACATTTCTGGTCGCCTCGGCCGAGCAGAGCGATTTGGGCTGGCGCATGACGATCAAGCAGGTCGCCGGATAGCGGACGTCCTGGGCATGGGAGGCGATGATGGCGGATCTCTCCGATGTCGAGGCAGCACTGGTTGTCGCTATCCTGGCGTTGGCGCAGCGCAATGCTGAGGGTTACGCGGTTTTGGGTGGCAGTATCGTGCGGGTCTACCGGGGCGGACCGCCAGTGACCGCGCTGGTTGATGATCGCGCGGCAGGGGTTGTGGAGATCAGCGTCTTTCCGGTGCCGAACGCCACGCGCAATACCACGCGCTGGGGCGTGCAATCGACGACGGTGCGCATTGCCTCCGGCCTCAGCGCCACGGCAAGCGGACAGACGGCGACATTTTCGGGCACGGCACTCGGCGGCGAACTCGCGGGGTTGTTGGTGAATGACCAGCCCTTCGTATACCAGGCCCAGACTGGCGACAGTGCCGCGCTGGTCGCGGCCGCGCTGGCCGACCAGATTCGCGCGACGCAAATTTGCTGGCTGGATTTTGGGACATTGACGATACCGGGTGCCGTGACTTTGGTTGCGCGCACGACGGGGCTTGCGGCGGTGTTGCAGGAATGGGCGCGCCAGGAGCAGGAATTCCGGATATCGGTGTGGGCGCCGACGCCGGCCGCCCGGGACCAGGTTTGCAGCGCCATCGGCGCAGGGCTTGCGCAGATTGCCTTTCTGACGCTGGCGGATGGCTCGGGTGGCCGGCTTACCTACCGCAAGACAGCAAGTTTCGATGATGACCAGGTTGCGTCAGTGTATCGGCGGGAATTGGTCTATGATGTGGAATACGGCACGACCGTGACAGTCCAGACGCCCACGATGCTGTTCGGTGACCTGGTCTACAACACGACGCCGACCTATGTTTGAGGGAGTGTTTCGTCCATGAGTGGTGCGCTGGTGGTGGTCCGCCCTTTTGGACCGCATAAGGTTGGGGATCTGATTACATCGACCGCTCTCATGCGGGCTGCACTGAGCGGTGAGCATGCCCGCGATGTCGTGACGATTCATTTTCCGGTTCCGGCATCACCGCGGGCCAAGGAGAGCTGAGCATGACCATCTATCAGCAAGGCACGATCAATACCGGAGCGCTGGTGGTGCCGGACCTGTATGTGCAGATCGTGGCGCCGCAAAATCTGGTGCTGAACGGGGTGCCAACGAACCTGATCGGCGTTGTCGGCACGGCGAGCTGGGGGCCGGTCAATCAGCCGGTGGTCGCGGGATCGATGGCCGATTACGGGGCGGCGTTCGGGCCGGTGATCGCGCGGCAATACGACATGGGCACGCAGGTTGCGACCGCCGTGCAGCAGGGAGCTTCGGGCTTTCGGTGCGTGCGGGTGACCGACGGCACCGATACCGCCGCGAGCTATGCCATTGGCTTCAACAACGGCACCTATGCCGCGCTGCTGACGGCGCGGTATACCGGGTCGCTCGGCAACAAAATCACCTTCTCGATTACCGGCGGATCGCAGGCCGCGACCCTGAAGCTGACGGTGGCCATGCCGTCGATGTTGCCGGAGGTCTATGACAACCTGCCGCAAACCACGCCAGCAACGTTCTGGGCGGCGCTGGTGAGCGCGGTCAACAATGGCACCGGACCGCTACGGGGGAATTCCCGGCTGATCGTGGCGACGCCTGGATCGGCCAACACGACGACGCCGACTCCCACGACCCAACCGGTGACGCTGCTTGGTGGGACCGACGGGGCGGTCGCGATTACCGCGGCGACACTGGTTGGCCAGAATGCGATGCCGAGGACGGGGATGTATGCGCTGCGCGGGCAGGGCTGCAGCATAGGGTTGCTGGCCGATACGGTCGATCCGACGCAATGGGTGACGCAGGCGTTGTTTGGCGAGTCGGAAGGGGTCTATATGATATTGACCGGGCCGCCCGGGGACACGATCGACAATGCCCCTATGGTCAAGCAGCAGAGCAGTCTGGATTCGACATCCGCGAAACTGATGTTCGGCGATTGGATCTATTGGTCCGATCAGACCAATGGCATGATCCGGATTGTGTCGCCGCAGGGGTTTGTTGCCGGGCGGCTTGGCAATTTGTCGCCGGAGCAGTCCAGCCTGAACAAGCCGCTGTATAGCATCATCGGCACACAGAAATCGGGTGTGCCCGGTAGCGGCCAGGTGGCGACGTACAGCGATGCGGAACTGCAGCAGCTGTTCGAGGCGGGCATCGACGTTATCTCCAATCCGCAGCCGGGGGGCGCTTATTGGGGGGTGAGATGCGGACATAACACGTCCAGCAACCCCGCAGTGGACGGCGACAATTACAGCCGGATGACGAATTTCATCGCCGCAACGCTGGCGGCCGGCATGGGACCGTTTGTCGGGCAGGTGATCAATGGCCAGTTGTTCCAGCAGATCCGGGCAACGCAGCTGAGCTTCCTGCAGAATTTGTTGGCGCAGGGCATATTGGGGCTGAATGGCACCGGGCAGTTGCCGTTCTCGGTGATTTGCGACGGCACCAATAACCCGCCGAGCCAGACCAGCTTGGGCTATGTGCAGAGCGACGCGCAAGTGCAGTATCAGGGCATTAACGAGAAATTCATCGTAAATGTCGAGGGCGGCCAGACCGTGGTCGTGCAGCAGCAGATACTGCCGAGTTAGGACGAAGGAAGCGTTGGGGGGACCGTGACGGTCCCCCCAAATCCCCCGCCGCGACTTGGCAGCGAGGCTGTTGCCGCCGCCTCGTTCTCAATTCGCGACGGGGGGTTTGGGGGGAATGGCACATTCCCCCCAATCTTCTTGCAACCAGGAAAGAGCCGATTATGCCAATAAATTCCTTCAATATCGGCCGCGACTGCCAACTTGTCGTCATGGGCCCGCAGGGCCGGGTCGATTTGACCTATGTGACCGGTTTCGAGAGCCGGCAGGTGACGCAATCGGTGCGGCTCGACCGCCTGGACGGCGTGCCGATGGGTGCGGAACTGCCGAAAGGCTGGGAGGGCAGCTTCGACGTCGAGCGGGGAACGAGCAGCATCGACGACTTCATGGCGGCAGCGGAACAGGCATTCTTCACGCAAGGATATCTGCCGGCTGGGACGGTGTACCAGTATGTCCAGGAAGTCGATGGCTCGACCTCCACGTATCAGTATAGCGGCGTGGTGTTCAAGGTGAGCGATTCCGGGACGTGGCGGGGCGATGCTGCCGTGAAGCAGAGATTGGAATTCTTTGCGACGCAGCGGCAGCGGATCTGACCATGACGCCATCGGGACGATTACTCGCCGAGGCGGGCCGCAGCCATACCGCGATCGATGCCGCCGGCCGGACGCTGACGTTTCGACGGCTCGATGCGCTCGACCGGCTTCGGCTGTTCAAGGCGCTGGGGGCGGAACTTTCGCTGAATGCACCGTATCTGGGCATGGCGCTGCTGGTGTGTTCGGTAACCGCCATCGACGATGTGCCGGTGCCGCCGCCGGTGACCGAGGAGCAACTGGAGTCGCTCGCGCGCCGGCTGGGCGATGAGGGAATTGCGGCGATTGCCGACGCGCTGGATGCGGCGGAACGGACGGAGGCTGGCACGGCCGCGTTGGGAAACTGAGCGGGCACGCCGATCTGGTCGATAGTTTGTACCTGGTCCGGAACGGCGTGCCGTTTGATGTGGCGTTTGCCTTGCCGGCCTCCGACCGCCTGGCCTGGGTCGTCGCATTGGGACAACTCGACGGGTGCGTTTTCGACTGGCCGTCGATGTCTTGGCGCAGTGATTGAAGCGGCTTTGGATCAGCGGCTCGAAAGAGGAGAACGGCGTGGAGGAGGCGGGCGAAGCTGGTCGGGCGGTCGCAACGCGATTGCGGTTGCAAGCGAGCCTGGAGGGCGCGGAGCGGGCGGTTTTGGCTGCCGCGAAGGGACTGGCGTTCCATCGGGTGGGTAGGCAGGGCGATGATCAGGCGGCCCGGCGTGGCGGCCCGGCGTTGCAGGTGCAGGTCGCTGGGGTGCGCCGTGCGGCGCCGGCGCGGGAAGCGGTGACGGCAACGATGCGGGGGGCGGCGCTGCCGGCGGGAGAGGCTGGGCCCACAAGCCTGCCCAGCGCTGCCGGGGCGTCCGCCGCGTGGCGGGCCTTCCCGGCGCCTGGCGGGAATGACATCGACAGGCGCGGCGCTTCGACGGTGCCTGCCGTGGGGCGGCAGCGGCCGCCGGCTGCGTCCGGCGCTGCCACGCCATCGGCCGGCGGTGCCATGAACCGTTTGAAACTCACCTGGCATGACGGCATGCCGGCGAAGGCGGACGGACAGACGCCCAACGCTATGCCGGCTAGGCCAGGCGCCGGGGCAGCAGCCCCGGGGGCGAAAGCGCGGGAACGTGGCGGCGCGGCGGCGGAGACTGGTCGCGGCGACACGGCGTCCGGTTGGCACAATGGCAGTACTGCCATGGGCGCGGCTGCCGCGGCGCCGATTGCGGGTGGCGTTGGCGACGGCGCGATGCGGGCCTTGCGCGCCGCCATGGCACAGGCCGGCATGGCTCAGGCGGCCATTGCGCAGACCGCCAGAGGGCAAGCTGCCCCGGGCCTGCGCGCCGCCAAGGCGGATGCGCGCCCGTCGCCGGCGCGGCAGGCCCTGGCGAAAGCTGTGGCTCCGGCCCGTCTTACCGGCAGTAGCGCGACGTCTGGGCCCGCTGCTTCCGGCTCACCGCCGCCGGAGCTTTCGGGCCGCTACGGGGTGAGCCGTGCGAGCCAGGCCGCCGGGCCGCAGAGAGACCGTGCCGATACCCCCGATGGTGGCGCCGGGGACCGGCAGGGACCGGCGCAAGGTGATGTCTACCTGGATGGCACGCTGGTGGGGCGATGGATGGCGCGGGCGCTGACCGCGCAAGCCGGCCGGCCCGCCAATGGCAGCGCCGGATTTGATCCGCGGCGCAATGTATTTCCGACGGGTGCGATGATCGGAGGCTGACCGTGGGATTATTCCTGGGCAGTGTATTCCTGGACGGGTTCGAAATCGCGGCGCGCATTGCGTTCGGCGGCGAACAGGCTTTGGCGGTACATAAGTTGCCAGGTGGTGCACGCGTGATTGACGCTATGGGCGCCGATGACGCGGTGATTGCGTGGCATGGCATTCTCTCCGGCAGTGATGCGACGGACCGTGCCCGAGCGCTGGATGCCATTCGAGTGAGTGGGCTTGCGACGCCGCTGTCATGGGATGTGTTTTCCGCGACCGTGATCGTTTCGGAATTGAGGCTGGAATTCCGCAACAGCTGGTGGATCCCCTATCAGATCGCCTGCACGGTGCTGGTTGGTACAGCGATTGCCCCAGTTTCGGCACCGCCCGTCACTATTCTGGCTGATGTGGTCGCGGATTTGAGCCTTGCGGCTTCGGCGCCGGGCGTGGCCTTGGCGCTCGCCTCGGTGAATGCCGCGGGTGCCACGATCGCCGGGAGCCAAGCCTATGCCGCGGCCTCGGCTGCTTTGACGGGCGCGGGCGCCAGTATCACCGCAGCGATTGCCGGAAGCGAGCCAGGCATGACGACGACGGATCTGCCGAGTTTGGTGGCGACCGCGGGCACACTGGCATCGCTGGCCTCGGCGTCCGGCTATGTCGGCCGAGCGACAACCAATTTTCTGGACGCGGGATCCTGATGCAAACGCTGACCGTCTGTGGCGGCACGCTGTTCGATATAGCCTGCCGCTATCTTGGCGATGCCTCACAATGGGACACGCTGGCGAGCCTGAATGACATCGATGATCCCTGGCTTACCGGCATTGTGACATTGGTGATACCGGCCAGCAGCACTGGGGGCACGAGTGTCGGGCAGTGACACACGGCAGCCGCTGCCGGCGGTGTACTTGAATGGTTTGCTCGTTTCTGGGGTGATCGAGGCGGAGATCGAAAGCAGCAGTTTTTTTTCGGCTGATCGGTTCCAAGTGCGAGCGGCTTTGAATGCCGCGGGGGCAGCCGTGTGGTCCAGCGTTCCGCTGCTGACCGAGGTGCAGATCGGGCTTGACGGACAATGGTTGAGCTTGATCACGGGCAATGCTGATACGGTTTCGATCGACCCCATTCGCGGCGAGGTGCGTGCTGCCGGACGCGACCTCGCGGCGCTGTTTGTCGATACGCAGATTGACGAGAGTTTTGAGAATCAGACCTCCAGCGAGATTGCGACTTTGCTGGCGAACCGGCAGGGGCTTGCGGCGGCAGTGACGCCGACGCAGACGCTGGTTGGGCGATATTACCAGAGCGGCCGGACCCGCACGGCTTTGACCCAGCATGCCCGCGCCACCACGCAGTGGGATCTGCTGTGCTGGCTGGCACAGCTGGAAGGCTTTGACGTCTGGATGACCGGCCAGACGCTGAATTTCGCGCCTGTGCAACAGGGGGTAGCCTCACTGACGATCACGCCAGCGGACTGCATCAGCCTGCAGATGCACCATGCGCTGGATATTGCCGCTGGTGTGACCGTGGTGGTGCGAAGCTGGGACGCGATATCGCAATCTGCCATCATGCAGAGCAGCTCCAGCAATGCCGACAGCAGCCTGAGCACGACCAGGACGGTGGTGCGGCCGAATTTGTCATCTGACGATGCGCAATTGCTGGCGAATCAATTGCTGAGCCAGATTTCCGGACATGAACGATGCATCGAAATCGAGATGCCGGGCGATCTGGTTATCTTTCCCCGCATGACCGTGCAGCTGGCTGGTACGGATACCGACTTTGACGGCGCGTATACGATTAGCTCGGTTGATCGGCGGATCAGCTTTCAGCGAGGCTTTACGCAAACCGTTGAGGCGCGGAGCATTCCTTGGACAGCTTCCTGAACCTGCTGCGAGGGCACGCAACACAGCTCGACCAAGCCTGGGCGCATCCGCGGATTGCCGTGGTGACGTCGGTGGACCCGGCGACATTCACGGCCCGGGTGACGGTTCAGCCGGAAGGGGTATTGTCCGGCTGGCTGCCCATTGCGAGCCCCTGGGTGGGCGCCGGGTGGGGACTGGTTTGCCCGCCGATGCCCGGGGACCAGGTGGTTGTGATCTGGCAGGACGGCGATGCTGAACAAGGCGTGGTGGTCGGCCGGCTGTGGTCCAACGCGGCACTGCCGCCAAATGCGCCGGCAGGGGAGTTATGGCTGCTTCATAGCACGGGAAGTTTTCTGAAACTGCATAATGACGGCTCGATCGAGAGCAACGCGGCGACATGGACCCATACTGGTGATTTTCATGTCAACGGCAATGTATTCGATCAACATGGCTCCCTGGCGCAATTCCGTGGCGTCTATAATGAGCATGTGCATCCGCCCAACACGACGCCGCCGACACCAACCGACTAAACGGAGCCCCCGTCATGGCGGACGCTAATCTGACTTGGAGCGGCGATCTGGCGGTTACGCCGGCAGGTGATTTGAGCCTGGTTGACAATGCGGCCTTGGGCCAGCAGCGCGTGCTGCGGCGATTGCTCACGAACCCGTATGATTACACGTGGCAGCCGACATATGGCGGCGGCTTGGGACAATATATCGGCGGCATCGTCAATGCGCGCGCCATCGAGGGTTCAATTCGAGGACAACTCAATCTGGAGGCAGCCGTTGCGCATCAACCGGAGCCGAGCGTGAACACATCCCTGCAGCCCGATGGGAGTGTTTTCGTCGATCTCGCTTATGCGGATGCGCGATCCGGGCAGACCGCGACGCTGACCTTCTCCGTGGGTGTGTGAAATGCTCCCCGTCTTCACGTTTTCCAGCCTGATGTCGCAGATGGCGGCTTCACTTCAGGGTGCTTCAACGCAGCTGATCGACCTGACGGTCGGCAGTGTGTTGCGCGCCATTTTGGAATCCTGCGCGTCGGTCGTGCTGTGGCTGCAATGGCTGATCCTGCAGGTTCTGGCGACGACCAGAGCCGCCACAAGCGTTGGGCCCGCGCTTGACAGCTGGATGGCGGATTTCTCGTTTTACCGCCTGCCCGGCGTTGCCGCGAGCGGCGGTGTGACGTTCGCGCGCTACACCACGGGCATGTCGACAGTGGTGCCGGTTGGCTGTGTGGTTCTGACCAGCGACGGAACGCAAAGCTTTAAGGTGATACAGGACATCACGAATCCGGCCTGGAATGGGTCCAACGGGTATGCGTTGCCGGCCGCGCAGGCGAGTGTAACGGTGCCGGTTCAGTGCGCGGCGGTGGGACCCGCGGGCAATATTCAGGCCGGGACGATCGGCTTGCTGGCATCGCCGATCGCCGGAGTCGACACGATTGCCAACGCCATGGCCTTCGTTGGCGGATCGAGCGCCGAGTCCGACACGGCATTTCGGGCGCGGTTTCAGCTTTACATCAATAGCCTGTCGTTGGCGACGGTGACCGCTATCATGACCGCCGTGGCGGCGGTGCAGCTCGGTTTGCGGACCACGGTGATTGAGAATGTCGACGCCAACCTTGATCCGCTGCCGGGAAGTTTCCTGGTTGTGGTCGATAACGGCACAGGCTCACCTGGCACGGCGCTGCTGGCGGCGGCACAAACGGCGGTGGATGCGGTGCGGCCGATCGGCAGCGTTTTTGCGGTGCAAGGACCTGCCATCACACCGGTGACCGTTGTGGTTGTGCTCGAAACCGCCGATGCCCTGACGCATGGCGCGGTGGCGGCGGCGGCACAGATCGCCATATTGGCCTGGATCGGGGGCCTGCCGATTGCCGCAACACTCGCCGTGTCAAAAATCGATGCGATCTGCCACGCGACCGATCCCAGCGTGATGAGCGTGACCAGCACGTTGATCAACGGCGCGGCCCAGGATGTGACCGCGCCGGTTAATGGGGTTATTCTACCCGTTAGCGTTACGGTTTCCTAGCATGATAGGTGATATAGCCGATATGGCGGGACGCTTGCTGGCCTTACTGCCGGCGGGCTGGTTTGGCGACACGACGCCGGTTCTGACGGCTTTGCTGCAAGGCCTGGGAGCGGCGTTTTCACGTTTCTGGAGCTTGTTGCAGGCGGTGATTTTGCAGACGCGGATCAAGACCGCGACCGGCATGTTCCTGGACTTGATCAGCGCGGATTTTTTCGGTGTGCGCCTGCTGCGCTTTGTTGACGAGAGCGACGCTGCCTTCCAGACCAGGGTCCTGCAAGCGCTGCTGCGTCCGCGCGCGACACGTTCGGCATTGACGACGGCGCTGTTGCAACTGACCGGCTCGGCACCGGTCATTTTCGAGCCGGCGCGGACGACCGATACAGGCGGCTATACGATAGGCGGCATTGGATATGGCTCTGGCACCGGTGCCACCGGGTTTGAGTCGGGCGGTGGCTGGGGCAGTCTGGCCTTGCCATACCAGTTCTTCATCACCGTCTTCCGGCCCGCCGGCGGCGGCATCGCGGAGCTCGCGGGCTATGGCACTGGCGGCATCCCTGTCTATGCGAGTTTGAGCATGGAGGTGACCGGGATTGCGGATAGTTTCATCCAGGCCGCCGTGCCGCCCCTGCTGCCGGCAGGCACAACGGCGTGGATGCGGCTTTCGGGCTAGAGAAGGCGCCTTCGGGGAAAGGTGTTCTTCCCCCCAGATCCCCGTCTGACGTTAAGGCACGCCGCTGTGGAGGCGGGTAGCGAACGCCGCGCTACACGCCGTCTTGTAACCCTATTTTTTGAAAGGCCGTAGCGTGGACAGGCAAATTGTCTATCCGGGCGGGATACCGCTGGATACGGATATCCTCAACATCGAGCGCAACGTTATGGTCGCACTCGGCTACCTGGCGCAGGCTGTGCTCGGGACGAATACCGTCGTTGATGGCCTGGCGTGCCAACCGACTCTGCCGGCAACAATGAGCGTAACGGTGGGGCCTGGCAGCATCACGCAATATGGCGCGGTGGACACCCTGCCGTTCGGATCTTTGGCGGCCGAACCGGGGGAGCCGCTGCTGCGGATTGGCGTCAATCTGCAGGCAACCGACTTTACGCTTGCGGCGCCCGCGACGTCGGGTGATGCGATCAATTATCTGATCGAGGCGACGCTGCTCGAGGTTGATGCCACGCCAGTGGTATTGCCGTATTACAATGCCGCGAACCCTGGCCAGCCCTATAGCGGGCCGGGCGGCTCGGGGACACCACAGAATACCCAGCGGCTGCAGCAGGTTCAGCTGCAACTGAAGGCGGGCGCACCAGGCAGCGCCGGCACGCAGCAGACGCCGGCGGTGGATGCGGGCTGGGTTGGACTCTATGTCATTACTGTGGCAGCCGGCGCATCAAGCGTGGTCGCGGGCAATATCGTGACGATACCGGAAGCCCCTTTCATTACGACAAAATTGCCTGCCCAGACGCCCGGCACGCATAATCTGGCGGTGTTCACGCCGGCCTCGCAAAGGAGTTGGACGGTCCCGGCGGGGATTACCAGTGTGAAATTGCGCATCTGGGGTGGCGGCGGCGCCGGCGGCGCCGGGGGTGCTGGGGGTGCCGGCAGTGGTGGCGCGGGCGGCGGCGGCGGCGGCGGCGGCTATTCCGAGGGATTTTATGGGGTGACGCCGGGACAGAGCTATTTGGTGACCGTCGGCAATGGTGGTGTTGGTGGCTCCGCAGGTGGACAATCGCTCTTTGCCGGCCTGGCGTCTGCAAGCGGTGGCGGTGCTGGCAGCCCAGGCGCTGCCGGTTCCGGCGGTGCCGGCGGCGCCGGCGGGACGGGTGCTGGCACTGGATTATTGATTTCAGGCCAACCGGGCGGCAGCGCTTTTGAAGCTGGCACGAATTGGATCAGCGGCGGCGGCGGCGGCGCATTCGGTTCCGCGGGATCGACACAAATCGTTGCTGCCGGCGGCAGCACGACGAGCAGCCCTGCCAATCCGCTGCCAGGCGGCGGCGGTGCCGGCGGTGTTGGCAACGGGTTTGGTGGTCAAGGTGGGCCTGGACTGGTGCTGGTGGAGTGGTGATCCGCCGGTGAGGTGCTGCGTGCCACGACGGCTTTGATGGACAGTCTTGACGGCAACGGGTGGTGAGGCTGCCGCGCCGCGGCATGGCTGAGGACAGGAAAGCATCATGGCGACGCAAGCCGTTTATTCATGGATACCATCGACTGCGCGGGTGGTGGTGATCGAAGGCTTTGGCATGGTGCCGCGCGGGACACCCCCCTGCCCGCAGCCACCGCCGCTCTATTGGCCACCGAAAGACCCGAGCGACACGCTCGACTACATTGTGGATATTTCCGAGGCCATCGCCGGCAATGAGGGCGATGCGATCATGACCCTGGACGTGGTGATCAGCCCCGACAATCCCGGCGATCTGACGCTGCAATCCTCCAGCGCGGATGGCGACATTGCCATACTTTGGCTGACCGCAGGCGTTGCTGGGACGATCTACGAGGTTACGGTGACGATCGGCACCAATAGTGGGCGGGTGATCGGGCGCACCATCAATTTGCCGGTGGTGGCGCTGGCGACGCCGCCGGTGCCGCCTTCGGCCCTGACGGACCAGACAGGTGCACCGATTACGGATCAAACGGGTGCGCCGATCCTGACCACGACCTGAGAGGCGATTGCCTATGCCCACGATCGACGAACTGCCGCCTGCCGTCTCGGTCAGCGACACTGACGAGTTGGTAGTTTCGCAATCCGATATCGCACGGAGCGCGACCCGGGCACAATTATTGTCGGGCGTGCAGCCGGCTTTGGCGTTGCCTTCTGGGAGTTTGCTGGGGCGATTGAGCGCTGGGGTTGGCGCGCCAGAGACGATCACGATCGGCGCCAACTTGATCGTGGGTAATGGGACCCTGAGTTCGCCGGCACCGTTCCTGATCGATGGTTTGCCCACGGGCGGCAATCCCATGCCGAATGACCAGGTGCCAATCGGCCAAGGCGGACAGAATGCCGCTTTGTCCTATGCGAGTTTCATGGCGGGCATTGGTTCACTGCCGGGCATCAATGGGTCCGCCATCAATGTGACTGCATCGGGCGGGACGATCGCGCGCACGCTGGCCGGTCTGTTCGCGGATGCGTTAAGCATTGAAAGTTTTGGCGCGGTTGGGGACGGGGCGACCGATGACACCGCGGCGTTTGTCGCGGCTGCCGCGAGCGGACGGCCGCTGCGGCTCGATGCACGCATCTACATTGTGAACGGGCCGCTGACCTTCGCCGCGGCCACCGCCATTGTTGGCGTGCCCGGATCGACGATCATCCGCCGCGCGAGCCTGGTGGAGGCGCCGCGTTGGATCGAGGTGTCGGGCGGAACCTTCGTGGCCGACGGCATCATCTTTGATGCGGGCGGGTTGGCTGGCGTGGATATCCCAGCGGTGGCGATCGATTCCAGCTGCACCGGAGCGTGCATTTTCCGATCCGGCTTCATCAATGCCATCGGCCCGGTCTCGGGCTGCGGGCTTGCCATTAGCAGTGGCACAGGTGTGGCCTACGAGCTGCGAGGCTGTCATTTCAGCGCAAATGCGTTGCATGGCCTGAGCGTGACGGGCAGTGGGACGGTTCTGCTTGAGGCCTGCAGCGCCGGCGGCAATGCAGGATGTGGGATTTACGTGCAGTCCGGCGTGTCAGCCATCCTGCGGGGGAATAGCGGCACGGCCAACAGCATTGGTGCGAGTATTGGAAGCTGGAGCGTGGGTGCGGCACCGAGTTCCACTGGACCGACCTGCATGGTGACCGATAACGTATTTACCGAAAACACGACATGGGGGCTTGCGGTCGCGGCGGTCGGCGCAATCATCGATGCGAACTCGCTGCAGAATAACGGCACTGCAGTGATCGGCGGCGGCCTGCTCGGCCGGCTCGGCGCCAGCCGTGTGAGCAACACCGTCATTGTTGGCGGCGCCTGCGGCATTGATGCGCGCGGAAGTTGGGGGAGTGTCGTTTCCGGCTGCCATGTGTCGGGCACCTCCACGGCGGTTCTGTGCGGCGGTAGCCAGAACGTGACCGTCGATGGCAATGTGCTGTTGATGAACGGCTGGGGCGTCGTGGTTTCCGCGATCGAGCCAACGCTGTCCGCGATCCCGACGGGCCCGCTGACGATCAGCAGCAATTGGATAGGGTTTACGACCGCTCAGGGTGGTGGCATCCGGGTGCAAGACGCGGCGCAGGGAATTGCCGTTGTCGGGAATGACCTGCACGGCTGGGGCAGCGCGATTGTCAACCAGGCGATCTGGCTGCACACAGATGCGGCGGTCTTGCAGGGGAATCGCTGGAATAACCAGGCGCAGTTCAGCGTGCAGGCAAACCCGGTGGCAAACTTGGAAGCCTTGGTGGTCCCGGACGTGGCCGACGAGGTGCTGGTGACGGCCGCGCCGGCGCCAATCGCCTCGGTATTGACCAGCCATCAGGCCGATACGCTTGGGCAGATCGCGTTCATCAAGGTCACTGCTGGCGGCAGCGGCTTCACGCAGGCCCAGGTCGCGATTGCGGGCTCTGGCACCGGGGCGGCCGCTACGGTGGTGGTCAATGATGGTGCAGTCGCCTGGATTATTGTGACAAATCCGGGCTCGGGCTATGGGGCGATTGGGAGCGCTGCGCCGGTGACGGTGACCGGCGATGGCAGCGGTGCTACGGCGGCGGCGTCTGTCGGCCTTCCTGTCCTGGCAGGTCGGCGACTCCGGCTGAACTGCAATTGCCAACTGCAGCTTGCCTTATCCGGCGCCTCGCCGCCACAGCAGAGCTGGACAGGATATCAGTCCACCGTGCCTGCTTTCGCGGTGATGGAGCTTGAGGGCGTCTTCGGCACTTGGCGGGCGGTTGCATTTCCGCCGGTGGATTATCTGGCACCAGACGGGGTTGGCGGTGCGGTGCTGCAGAGCGTTGGGACAGGAAATCTCGTGCTGAAGCCGGCCAGCGGCGGGGCACTGTATTTCACGAATGCCGCCGAACCCGTTGGCTGCACGTCCACGGTCGGGCGGGGTTCGCCGCTTGGCGTGATCGCTGCGCCGCCTGGATCAGAATTCCGCAACCTCAATGGCGGCGTTGGAACCACCTTCTGGGTAAAGCAGGCGAATAACGATGCCACCGGTTGGGCAGCAATCGGGTAAGCCGACCCTAACGGAGAAAAGGCAGCCTCATGCCCACAATTCCCCAGCTTCCACCCGCGACATCGTCAGGCGCGACCGACGAATTTCCGGTGAGCCAGAGCGGCATTACCCGTTCCGTGACGGTGGCAGAAGTTCTGGCCGGCACGCAGCCGGCGATCGAGATTCCGAGTGCCACGTTGCTTGGCCGGGTTTCACTCGGACCTGGCGGTCCGGAGCCGGTGGCTGTCAATACCGGCCTGGTGATCGCCAACGGGGCCATTGCAGCCAATGGTGGCGACCACGCGGGTTTCGTTTTAGAAAGCGCGCTGAATATCAATGATCAGGCGATTGTCAATTCCGCTGGCACGCCATCGCGCCTGCCCTTGCCCTTGTTGCGAGGATTGTTCACGGCCGGTCAGAATGTAACGATTGATAATTCGGGAGACACATCGGCCAGCACCGACCCGTCTGTTACATCGGAACTTGCGTCGCTGACCAGCGGGCTCAGCACGACCGAGGCAAATCTGGCAGCTTTGGCGGCGTTGGTGCCGACCGGCGGGTATGTCTCGCTCAACAGCCAGGGCGAAATCACGGCGCCGACCGCTGGCCCAGTCACGCTTGGCACGGTCCAGGTGGCGGCGAGCGCGCCCGCACGAACATTACAGTCGATAGTCCTGGATACCGTCAATGTTGTAGATTTCGGCGCGACAACGACGGGGGCCGACTGTACCGCCGCGTTCAATGCGGCCTTCGCGGCTCTGCCCAGCACCGGCGGTGAGATCTTCATACCTGCGGGCGATTATCAGCTATTTAGCAGTTTGATCTGGTCGGGTAAGCCGTTTACCGTTCGCGGCGCCGGCAAGGCCATCACGCGGTTGCATCTGCAGCATACCGGGATCGGCTTCGACATCTCGCAGACCGTGGCTACGAACCGGGTCGTCTTGAGAGATTTTTCCGCATACGCTGAGAACCTGACTGGGCAGACGGAAGCGGTTGCGCGGCTGGTCTACCCGGCCGCCACGTCATTCGGCTATGTCACGGCCTTCATCACCGATATCGAGTGCTTCGGCTATCCTGGTGCGGCCAGTGGAACGTCGCCATTCCCTCAGACGTTCTATCGCGGGTTCATCCTGAATAATTGCTGGAGCGTGCAGATAAATAACATCAGCTGGTTCGGTCCGAACGCGACGGCGGGGACCTCCAGCTCGGCAGTTATCGAACTCAACGAAGCCTTCGATACCAGGATCGCCGGCCTGCAGGCCTATTACGGCCATGCCGCGGTGATCCAGACCGGCTACTGCGAGGGAATCTACTTCACCAATCCGTTGATTGTGGGCCTGGATTACCTTTTCACCCAAACTGACATTACGCAGTGGCCCGGCTATACGCCGACCCGCCAGATGCTGCTCGGCCTGTGGGCTGCCAATGGTGAGGTCAACACGAATCTCGGGACGGTTCACGCATCGGCCGTCGGCATTGGGTTCTTTGTCGGCCTGGACATCACGCGCGACGGAGGACCGAATACCGCTCAGTCCCTGTTCAGCCTGACCAATGTCTCCTCCTTCTTCATTATTGGATGCAACTTCATCGGTGGGCCTTCGAACGGCAATAACCAGGACATAGTTTTCAACTTCACGAGCACATTCAATTCGTCCGGGAACGTGATTGGCGGATGCACGTTCCAGAACATGGCGACGATCATCAATATCGGCGCGTCGAACAGCACGGTGGGTTTGACGACCTTCGGCCTCAACCCGAGCAATGTTCCACTTGGCACGGCGTTCATCGATAACTCCGCCGCCAGCAACGGCAACATGATTGTTTTTCAGTCGCCGGCGACAAGCACAGCGCCGTCAGGGATCGCCAACACCAAGGACCATCTGTTTACCGCCGCGGATGGTTCTCCGCTGCTTCGGATCAATTCCGTTCCTGGCGCACGGAATTTTATCCGTACCCAAGCGGCGGCTTCGGCCATCGCTCCGACAATCATCTTCGATGGAACGGACACTGCCGTGAGCGGGGTGATCCAGACGAAAGGCGGCTCGTTCTTCATCAACGCTGCCGGCGGAGGCGGCGGAAGCGGGAACTTGATCAGCTTCTTCAATACCTCGGGCGCGAGTAACTGGATTGAATTCCAGAATGCTACGGCAGGGAACCTCAGCCAGATCACGACGAATGCAGGCGGGATCAGCGTGCAGCCGCGAGGTGCGCTGTATCTGTCGCCTACCAGCGGTCTTTTCATTCCCAGCTTGCCGACGACCAAGCCCGTGAGCGGATCTGGGCAGATCTGGAATAATGGTGGCGTCTTGAGCGTAGCATGACCGACAGGTGCAATGTGGCCAATCTCGATCTGAACCCGCTGTACCAGCAGATGGGTGAGGTGTTACAGAGTCTCCGCGCGCTTGGAGAAACGATCGAGATCCGGCATTCGCAAACCGAACGCCTGCATGATCTTATCCGAACCGACATGTCAACGTTAAGGCAAGACCAGCGTGATATCGAGGAGAAACTCGACTGTGCCATCTGTGTGATGCAGCACGATCTCGAACGCTTGCGAAGCGGGGCAATGGCAAACGAGCGATCTGTCGATGAGTTGCTTCGCGTCGTGCAGGAGTTGCGTGGGCCGGTCGCCGATATCATTGCCCTTCGCTCGCGCGTGGCCGGTCTGGTCCTTGGGCTCGGCGTTCTCGGCAGTGTTGCGATGTGGCTTGCTGAACCGCTCTATCGCTGGATTGTCGAGCAGCATTACCTGAAACAGTGA